TATGTCTCTTTTTGAGGCTCTAGCAACGCAGTTCGCTTATTGGCGGGCTGATTTGCATTATAAGATCTCAATCACTCGCACGGCTTTCCATGTTGGGAGGCTCGAAGTTGTGTTCGTACCTAGGGTTATCATTGATGACGCTGATATTCCAGCTCTTGATACGACCAATACGTGGCGACACGTGTTGGACATGACGGAGCAGAATGAAGTTGAATTTGTGGTGCCTTACATGCATAAAAATGTGATGTGTCGTAGTGGGCGTAATCCTTCTGACGATGTGCGTTCTGACACTGGCCCTGATGGCTGTGTTGGTTCGCTCATCGTTAGGAGTTTGACGCCTTTGTCTAGTCCTAGCTCTGTGTCTAATTTTGTACAAATCAATGTGTGGAAGTGGGCTACTAATGTCTGCTTCGCTTGTCCTTTGTCAATGAGTCTCGAAGTTCCTCCTAAGCCCGTTCGATCTGTAATCTTGCAGGGAGACATTGAGGAGGAGGCTACGTCTGGTGACCACCAGACAAAGTCTCTGCCTCAAATCTTGGTTGAGGGTGCTTCGAAAATCGCTTCCGTTGTTTTTCAGGGGAATGTTTCTAATGAGCCGTTGGCCGCCTCTACGGTGGCTTTTGGCGAAGTTAACACTTCTGATAACACAATCGATAGCGCTTGCCTCGTTGGTGGGGAGATGGTAACAAATCTCCGCCAGGCGACTCGCTCGCACCGTGCTTTCCCTCTGCAAGTGACTGACAATTACCTATTGGACACCAACTTGGTTGGTGGTCTTGGTGGTTTTGTCGGTTTTTGCTGCAACATCTTTGCTTTCTATCGCGGAGGCGTTTCATACAAGTTGGTCCCAAATACCAACGAAGCCGTTCGCCGATCTGTCACAACTCGCTTGTGCCAGGTTTATGGTGATGGCTATCGCCAGACTGAAGGACCAGAACATCTGACGTATACCGATCTGACTCCATTCCATGAAGTTCAGGTTCCGTTCTATATCACGTCACGACGTGGTTTGTGTAATTACGAAGCGCCGACCGTGTATAGTGCGACTGATGTTCGCCTTGGGATGTTAGTGAAAACTGACGCCCCTGCTGGCATGAAAGCCTATGTTGGTGCCAAGGATGATTTGACTTTCGGATTTTTGTTCGGATGTCCTATCTACGGCGCTAATATCACACCGTCTCGTGTGGACCTCGACTGATGTCGAAACCAATTAAGTTGGTTGAGGTCTACCCCGGAAGTGAACACCGGGATGCTGTTCACAGTCCCTTCTGGACAAAATTTTCTCGCACACAAAGGAAGAAACACCATCACTCGTTTGCTCCATAAAGCTTTGGAACAAGTGAGCGTGTGATGGGTTTAGTAGCCTGAGTTAGAGGAAATTCTAACAACCCGCTTCGTGCGGAGCATTGTAGTGGTAGTACCACCCTGCGCGGCGAAGGAAGAGCTTACCCGCGTTTGTATTGAGCTCGCGTTACGACACCTCCTATGGAATGTCAAAACAAAAACCCAATCTCTATCGTTTCTGCTTCTTCGGAAGACGCTAAGGTTCACAGCGTATGTGTGAACCACTCGGCTAAGACTGGGCTCCGAGCTATGTTGGGTTCATCAGAACCTTTCATGCGCTTTGAGCATGTCGTAGCCATGTTCGATATGTCAAAAAGGCAACAACTTAAGTTCGCACGAATGTCCGATATCCAACGTACTTGCTACTTATTGGATAGAGTTCGTCGTGTTGAATTTCAGGCGTTGTCTGATTACAATCCGATGCGCGTCGTCGCCGGAACAAACCGCCTTCTCGAGGAAACTCGGAAGGTGGTGCGTGAGGGCGGTGACAAGGCGATGAAGCTCATCGAGGACAGCCAGGTCATTATCGAGTCTCTTAAAGGAGTTCTCGGTAGTGTCACGGCTGCCGTCGGTGATGGTGTTGTTGGCGTGTTGGTCAAGATCGTAAAGGTCTTGGTCAATTTCGCTTTGGCAGCCCCAGGTTTGCGCTTGATCTCCCTGTTCTTCAACTT